CCCGCCACACCCCCCCGGCGTTGCCCCGGCCCGTGGCGTCCTCCCCGCCGCGCCATTGGAGCCGCCCGCGCCCCCAGCTCCCCACGGAGTGCCGCCGCCGCCGCCACCACCACCACCGTTGGCGTTGCCAGTACCCCCATTGCTGTTCCCCGCGTTCCCATTTTTGGCAGACAACCCAATCCCGCCGGCTGCGTTCAGCCCCCCGCCACCCGCCCCTGGCCCAAATTTTGCGATTGCCATCGCAAGCGGCACCTGATATGTCCCGCCAGCAGTAGCCGTTGGGGGGCCGATGGCGCCGGCCACGCCATTCGCGCCGCCAACTCCTCCAGTAACGGAGGCGCCGCCAACCCATGACCCGCCTTGGCCGCCGGCGGTACCGTTGCCCTTTGCCCCGCCACTCCCCGCATAGAGCGCCAGCGAACTACTTGACGTGGAGCCTACCACGGAGCTATTCCCACCCGCGCTCCCGTTGGCGCCAGCCGCTCCGCCCGCGCCACCGGCGCCGATGGCGATCGTTAGCGTCTCGCCGAGCGTACAATACAGCGGATACATATTAACGGCTTGACCGCCACAGCCACCGCCACCGCCACCGCCGGGCGTCGAATCCCCACCACCACCGCCAGCCCCGCCGGCACAACCGCTGATATAGATCAACTCGGATGGAGCCGTGACGGTCGTCGTCCCGGTGTACAGCGTCGCACGCCAGCCCATGTCAGCCTCCAATCTCTCGCGCGCGCTCGGCGCTCAGAATGCCCAGCGCCACCCCGGCCGCGAGGCCCTGTTGCACCAGCGGGTGCGTGCGATGGACGCTTGGCGCGTGCTCCAAGATGAGCAGCAGATGGTCAACGGTCGCATCGGCGTCGCGCGCCGCTTTGTAACCGCGCCATTCCTGCGGACTGAACAACGCGAGGAACTGATAGGTCGGTAGCTCGTCCCATAATTCCGGCTCCGGCTCCGGCTCCGGCTCCACCAGTTCCTTGCCAACCATCCGCCAGCCAGGGCCGGCGCGGTCATGCGGGAGCACGGTCAGCTTCGGGAACATCGCGGCCAGCTTTTCGGCGGACTCCGCCTCGACCACGTTTTCAACGCGGGCGGTTTTGTCGATCAGCGCGAATCTCATGGATGGCCCTCGCGATAAACCAGCAACTCGTACTCCTCATCCAGCACTTCATAGGCGATATTGCTACCAACAATCCCCGGCGAGCAAGTATCCCGCGCATCCAGCGCCCAGCTATCCCACTGCCACAGCGCCAGCCCTAGAGCGACTGGGATAGCCGCTGGGCCGCTTCCCGCCATGACGCCGATATTCCAGGCTGCCGCGCCGTAGCCCGCCACCGTCAGCCCCAGCAATCCCGGCTCGCAAACCTCGTTCGGCGTCTGCTTGACCGCTTGAGTCACGCCGATCTTCACCGCCAGAATCGCCGGCCCGGACAGGCCAGAGAGCAAAGGATTGGCTTCGGCGAATCCGCTAGACAGAGCAACCAATGTCGTCGCGCCATCCGCGATTTGTGCGCGGTCGGCATGGGCGCAGCCCAGAATCAGGCTCAACAAGACCGCAACCAGCGCGAAGCGAATCATCTCCCCACCCCTTCGTAATTGCATGGCCCTGGATGTGGTTCCAGCGCCGCCACCCGCTCACAAAGAGCCTGCCCGTCGGCGGCTGTAAACCGTGGGCCGGCGTTGATAAACCGATGCAACTGCCAAAGCTGGAACGCCAGCGACGCGGCTACGAGCAAACCCAACAAAATCCCCATCACGTGTTTCATTTGAAAAATCTCTGCACGGCGTCCCACGCGGTTGCTCCGGTCGAAATCACTACAAACGTGCCCGCCGCAAACATGATGATCCATCTAAACACCATCCCGCCCTTCATCACAGTCTGCAAGGTGTCCATGGTCGGGGCGTACTGCTTCTGACTGCTAATGATGGTGTCCATTTGCCATGAGAGCGTCGCTAGCATCTCGGCCATGGCATCGATGCGCTTTTCGAGTTCCGCAACCCGCTCCTGACGCTGATGATCCATTTCGCGCCGGAGTAGCGACAGTTCCGAGTCAGCCGGCTCGCTCATTTTGGCGTGGCTTTCACGACGGCGGCTTCGATCACCAGATTCAGCAGCCGGCCCGGTACGTTCTCGAAGGCTTCGCTCAACTTGGCTTTCACGATCTTCCGCTTCTCATCCTTGGGTAAGTCCACGTCCATCATCGCAGTGACCGCATCCAGCGCCGCTTCCCAGACCACCGCGCCCGCGATAGCCTTGATTGCCTGTACCAGCAGGGTCATCCATAATCCACTCATGATTCAACTCCCGCGTTCGTAATCCAGGTCCGCGTTGCTTCCCACGTCGGGATAGCCGGGGGCGCGGGCGATTGCCGCCCGTCCCAACCTTGCGCGTAGGCTTGCCGAAACAAGTCCCGCATGGCCAGCGCCAGACGGGAACAATGCACCTCGCGCTCACACAGATGCGGCGCGCAAACCATCGCTCGTTGAGCGGCCTGATCCAGTTCTGGGGATGGATCAAAGTCAACAAGCATCTTCAGTCTCCGGTCATCGGCGATAGCGCCGCCGCTGGGTAGATTTGCACGCTTCCAGGCTCGTACATGGATTCCACCGCATAGCCCTCGTTGTTTATCGATGTGGTATACCACCCGACGACATGGCCGCGCCAATAACCGCCTGACTTTTTTTGCACGCAGTCACCGTGCCGGAACTGGGTATGGGTTGGCGGGTAAATTGGTACCTCAACTCTATTCACTGATTATTCCCAGCGAGCATGGCCAGGTGGCGGGTCTGGAACTTCGGCCCAGTATTTGGGTGGGTTGCGGAACTCAGAATAGGTATACCCTGGCAGATTCCATCGACCATTTGCGTGAAGAATGACCGTGCATAGATTTACGGTCGGCCAAAACCCAAGAACCACCTGACCCACGACGGGCGGGGTTTTTGCAGTTTCCGTCCACTCAATCATCACAGTACCCCATCACAGTCCCCGCTCGTCATCACCTTAAACATCAACACGATCAGCCCGCTGATCGGCGCCAGGCCGACCACCACCAAGACGGGCACCCACCAGCCCGACAGCCCCCACGGGGTCAGGCTGTTGCCCAGCAGGACGGCTGCGGCCAGCACGCAGACCACCGCCCAGGCGGTTGCCAGCCAGAAAACATTCATGCCGAAATTCATTTCAATACCTCCACTCGCAATCAATCCCTATCCCCGAATCCAGCAGGCGGGAGATTAGGGTAGGTGTCATCCGATCCGCCGATGATGGGGTAATCGACGGCCGGCACGGGCTGGCGCATCCTATCAGTAGCGCGCACAGAGCCAGCGTCAGCCCAAGCATCACCAGCGTCAGACCGGCCTTGCAACTCAATCGGCGGCAATGCGGGCACGGGTTCGTCATCATGGGTTCCTCCAAGTCGATCCGGCAGCACGATCTTCAGGACCGTATCCACCCCGTAAACCGCGCCCATGACCAGGCTTATTTGATCGGCGGTCAATTCAGCGCCCAGCCACCAAAGCCCGGCGATAGCGCCAGCGGCCAGGGTGCCGGCAATGACCCCGCGTAAGGTTGTGGTCTCTTTCCCGCGCGCTTGTCGGTAAGCACGAAGCGCGGTGAAGATGAGAGAGAGTTTGTTCATTCTTTAACCATTGCCATTGTGTTTCCCCTTTGGGGAATCGTCCCGCTCCAGCGTTTTCTTGAACCCCACATTGCCGGCCACATGGAACACGATAATCCCCTCAGGCTTCATGTACCCTGGAGCCGCCTGGCTTCCGCGCAAGCGAAGATCGGACACGATCATCCCCACATTCAGGTTATCGAACAGACCGCGCCAAAGCACGGGAACCAACCCGACGCATGGCGGCAATACATCCTGCATTCTGACGATGCGCGGATCAGCGGTCGGAATGGGTTGTGGTTTCTGGCCATGCAGACACCAGCGGATGACGTTGAACAAGCTGAACCGCTTATCGCCTTTTGGCAGGCCATAGCCGCGCTGGATACCACTCCCCCACCATTCGCCAAAGTGGCGACCAGGCCCCAGTTCTAGCAGTTCATCCTGGTGCTCATACGCCCATCGCGCGAACCCGTGGTTATCGTCGTCTGGCGTAATCCAGCGGGTTCGACTCCCCACCAGAAATTCCCCGTCCTCGCCGATATGGATCACGCCGTTGGTCCCGTCGATTTTTTCCGTGACGACCACCTCCCGGCTGAATCGGGCGATTTTCGGAAATTCCTGAAAGTTGATGCTGTTCATGGCCTCCGCTCCGCCGTTTTCCGTTCGATCACCGCGCCGATGTCCTGCCAGTCGCTATTGCCCGGTATCAGCCAACTCCACAGCCAGGCCAATTTCAGCCGCCAAAGCGGCCAATCATCGTAATTCTTCACGTTCATAAGCAATCCACCTCCCACGCATACCCCCACAAAAAGAACTCTATTCGCTTGGGTTTTTTCGGCGAATAGCCCTGTAGTTTCAGCTTCCAGTAATAAAACCATGCGACACAACGGAACCGAAAAAATCGGCTCATCCCGGTACTCCATCGCGCAAGAACAACTCGCGTTCCGCCTCGCGCCGCCGAGTCAGGTCGTCCATCACTTCCTTTTTTCCGGTCTTCTGATTCGTCACCTTGTTCCAGCGCAAGAACTCGTCGGCCGCGCCTGCATAGTCGGATTCGTTTAACAACAGCAGCAATTTCGAGTCGAGCAGCGCGCCCGTCTCGACGTCAAAAGCAAAACAGAGCAGGGCGTCGAACATCGATTGGGTGAGCGGCACACGCGCGCCGAACCGAACCCCATCGGCGAACCGAATCAGGTCTCGGCGCAACAGCGCATCCGCCTCTCCGGCTGAAATCGGCTGCTTGAACGACTCGCCAGACCGGACCACATGCCCCCAGCCGATGGTTTTTTCCCCAGCGGGGCAGCGGTAGATGACAGGCGCAAACCCGCCATCCGGCCCCTGCTCGAAGTGCTGAAGCAGGGCCAGCGCCGCCTCGCTCGGTTGTAGGTTGATTGGGTTCTCAAATTTCATGGCCGCGCCCGTAGCGCCTGATCCAACCGCAGGCGCAGGTCGAACCACGCGAACAGCGCCAAATTCGGGCACGACTCAGAATCAGCCGCACAGGCGGCGCTGATGCCGGCGACTCGGTGGCCGTCGGGCAGGGTCACGGTCAGCACCACAAAATCATTGCTGATCACCTGCGCGGCAGGCGTCACGTAGTCCAGGCCGCCCACCCAGATCGGGTTGAGCGCCGCCGGATGGATCGGGATTCGTTCTGACGGCGGCGCTGGATACGGCGTCACGCAGCCGGGGCCGAATCCTGGCAAGCAATCGTCGGCCAGCGCGGGCATCGACAGAGCCAACCCAGCAACCAACAGTAAGGATTTCATTTTCTCCATCTCAATCACCTCTCTTTTCCAAAGGCAAGCTGTCGCCACAATAGCGACAGCGAATCACTTCCACAACTTCCGACCCGGTCCGGGTCACTAATACCCGGTCGGACAGCCGGTTGCAGGTGGGACAGAATTCGGCGAACACCTCTTCACAGAACAGGCGCATCGACCTTGGCGTATGTACCCGATAGTAGTCGATGGCAGACCCGTCGGGGAAAATGAGGTGCGTTGCAAACGGCCCGTTTGAGCGATGCGGAACGCCCTGCTCCCCATAGCGCCAGGCCAGTTCAGCTAGGGTTTCGATAGCGCAAAGGCAGAGACTCAACATGTTACAGCACTCCTGTTTTACTCAACACGAACAGCACCAGCGACCAACCACCCCATGTAACCAACAACAAGGGGAACCCCCACGCAAGAAATGCTCTCATCACCGTTTGCTCCCATTTCTGCTCAACACCTACTGCCGTTGCATCGCATCGGCAAACATCTTTATCAGCACACCCATAATTTTCTCATAGGCGCGCTTGAAGCGTTCCAGCCCGTGAGTGCCACCATTAACGGCTCGGCGTGCACGAACGAAGTCAGACGCCCTCAGCGCGGCATCAATCTTTTCCGCGCGGTCGGCAATGAACATCGCCAAAATTTGCGCTGCGATGGCTGGCTCGTTCGCCAAGTCCGGCTGATCTTCCAGCGGATGGTAGATGCGCTGGCCGTAGGTCCGGTAATTGGCACGCCCGGTCAGTTGCACGAATCCTCGGCCAGGAAAGCGCGGGCCGTCGCCCGGCTGGTCGTTTCCGAGGTCTTTCCGCCCCTCGTACTTGTCGAAAGGCCGGTGTTCGGTATTCCAGATCGACCGCATTTCCTGGAGAGGGACAAACCCGGCCGTTTCCGCCGCGATAGTGGCCAGCGCGAACGCGACCATCCGTGGAGAATCAAGCATGGCCTCGCGCAGGGCTTCGCGGACATAAGGCCAGAATGTGGCGACATTTTCACGCCGAGCGCCCGGAAACGCGGGCATGATTTGGTCAACGGTCAGATCGAGCGGATTCATGACACCATCTCCTTTAGGTCTGGATCAGTGACATCTTTCGTAGACGCATCCAGCACATCAAGCAAAAAATCAATGTCGGCCCGACTGGCGTATTGCCGCCAGTGCGCGCGATATTCAAACAGAAATCTCCGCAAATCCTTGCGCTTGATGACGGTTTGCTGTCGCAATCCATGCCGCGACCGCAACATTTTACGCTGAATCCAGCTTTTTACGACATTTTCGGCAACTGAAAGCCCCGTCGTGATTTGCTCGATAGTCAGCAGGTCAACTTCATCGAACCCATCGACGCGGTTTGGCCACGCGCCCGATGCGCGTTTTCGCATGATTAGAGATCGAACCTGATCGTGCGTGCGGAAATAGCCCTTTTTTGCCAACGCCTGGCGGATTTTGTTAATAGGCATCGTCAAATGATTGCGAACGATTCGCACCTCAATATCATCCCTCCACGCCCGATCCGCGCCGCGCGTAGAAGACAACAGCGACGGCACGCCCAGCTTCGCCGCCTCCCGGCTGATAACCCGCGCCGGGATGCCGAACTCGTAAGCCAGGATTTTGTTGCCGGCAGGTTGGCGCTTTTCGTACACCTCGCGAATCCGCGCTTTCTGCTCCTCGGTCAGTCGAAACATATATTTCTCGACCGTGACGCCGATCTCCCGCGCGCGGTTAACCAGCGCGCCGCTCTCAACCCCCCAGGAAGCGGCTAATGCCGCCACTTCGCCATGTTTGCGGTCTGGCCGGTAGAGATGCTTGATAGCCGCGTCATGCGCGTCAGTCCACAGGATTTTTCCGTACCGGCCACGTTCCGGTGGATGGATAGTGCTCATCGTGTTCCCCAATTTCTGTGGTTGGCGTCCTCGGCATATTTCCTGACCCGTTCCAGACGGTCAGTGGCTCTTTTTTTTCCGTCCTCCATCCACGCCATGTCCTCATCGGTTATTCCTTGATTCGTCGGCTTTGGCGGCTTTTTCGGCCGATTTGGATTACTGGTTAGCGTCCAGATCATCCGGCCACGCCGGCGGCCCGGTTTCGGCGACTTACCAAAAGATCTGGAAACGTCGCCGGCCCTAAAAAGGCAAGTCAGTGCGCTAATAACCGCGCGTTCTTCCATTCCAGTTTGACTGGCGATTTCCGCCGAATTTTTCGGTCCGCTATTCAGGCATTCAGAAACGGCGGCGGCCCGCAAGTTGCGCTCAACCCGTGTTATTCTGGTTTTCATTTCCCACCCCAAATAGAGCTATTCTCGCCTCGTCGTAATCCACGATCACCGCCGCTATGCCGTTGTTGCGCCGCACCGTCGTTAGAAATGCAACCTGATCCGGGGTCGGCTTTTCACCCGGCCGCTTGACCTCCAGCGCGAAATACCGGCCGTCCGGCAACTGCCCTTCGATGTCCGCCTTACCCTTGCCGGTCGGTGGCTTGCCGGCCAGGTGCAACAGGTAAAACCGCAAAAACCGGCCGGTGCTGTTGAACGTCCCCCCGCCGTTAATCCGCGCGAACCATGCCACACGGCCACGCGCCTGCTCGTATCGCAGGTAGTCCACAATCTGTCCAAGCCGGTCCTGTTCGGTCGGCTTGGGCGCGGCCAGTCTGAAACGCTTTGGGGCGGTCATTGGTGAAGCCACTCAGTCAAACGTCATTGATCAGCCCGCGCGAACAGGCGCAGCGTTTCCAGATTCGCTTTGTGCTGCGATGCCAGCGTGGTCATATAGCCGCAAGCCGAACAGCGCGAGGTTTGCAGCCGGACATAGCGCCTCTTTCCGGCGTCTCCTAAAAACCATCGACGGCGCGTCTCAGGCAATAACACCCCCCTACGACAAATCCGGCAGGGCCGAGCCGCCGCCGCGACCGTCGATCTCGCGTTAGGCATCTTTACGCAAACATTGCGAATAAGTGGTTCTCGCTGTCGTAGCGCACGCCGCAGCGAATCAGCGTGACGATTTCTTGCTCGGTCGCTTTTGCTGCCACCTCGTCCACGTCGGCATCAAGCCAGATTTCGTCATGCTCAGCCGCTTCGATCATGCCGCGCCCAGTCTTCCGTGGCGCCAGCTCGTGCAGCAGCAGAAAGGCGCACACATCAGGGCGCGGGTGCTTCGGGTTCTGCTCTCGATCAAACTTGAGGTACTCTGCTTCGTGCTTCTCAAAAAGCGATTCAAGGTCAAGCATTCGGTTTCTCCTTCGCTTCGGCACCAGGCCGAACTAGTTAGTCGAGGCGAGCCCCAAAAGCCGGGCTCGCACGGTTAGCGCGATAGATTTTCTCCACGACGCGGTTGACGTCATCGGCATACCCAGACTCGACGCGGATTCCCTCAACAATCCCCACCTCGTCCCGCCATTGTTCCGGCGTCCACCGCTCGACCTTGGCGGCCTGGCGCATCGCCCGTTGCAGTTCGGCCGGGAAGGCGGCGAAGGTTTCGCGGGCTGCGTCAACGCCAGCCGGCGGTTGTCTTGGTTCATCCTGTCTCATGCGCTCCTCCAAAAAAATGCGGCCAAATCCCCCCTCCGTTGTCCGCCCAGTTCGAGCGGCCAAATCGGTTTCCCGTTGGCCGTGTGGCCATGTGGCCAATTCCCACCCCCCCTAAAGGGGGGGATGGGGAAAATGGCCGCACTTTGGCCGCACTTTGGCCACTTCGGCTTGCGGCCATTGGCCGCACTTTGGCCGCACTTTGGCCACTGGCCTCACCGCATTAAGAAAGATACACATAACCATTATCCACATAAACAAACTGTCTCTTTTCCAACTCCCTGAGTAGCCGTGATCGGTGGCTTCTGTCCGGCTCAAAATCCATTTCAGCGTACCAATCCCGCAACAAAACACGAGGAGTGCCTCCCCCGCAATTTGCCCCGTGCCGCTCGTACATGCCACGCAGAAGTTCCACCGCTTGAGCCTGCTTGCGGCTCAAGGGCCGATCCGCCGGGGAGGATTCGGTTGGCGCATCGGCGGGAATCGCCATGGCGCTATTGACCGGCTCCCCATCGTCATCCAGCCAGGGCAGCCCAACCTGTTCCAGGCGAAACGCCAGGGGCGCCATCCGCTCAAAATCCCGCACTTTGGTATGGCTGACCGAGATCACGCCATCCTCGCCCTGGCGAGAAATGAGCAGTTCAACATCAATGGCGGCAAACAGAGAAGAATGTCCCCGTGCGCGGGTTTTATCCGTGTGTCCGGTATGGTGGATATTCAGCACGGTTCTCTCCGCGCCGATGATTTTCATTCCGGTGAGCGCGGCGCTCATATCCGCCACGTCATTCTCTGACCCCACGCCAAAATTACCCGCGAAGGTATCAAGAATAACGAGTCCCACGACTACCCCAAGTTCTCGGATTTGTTCAGCCACCAATTCAGCGGCGGCCACTGAAGTGAGTCCGACCGGGTATTCTCGAATCCAAAAATTATCAGGAACGCACCCGGTTTGTTGGCACCAGGCCGCAAATCGGGCTTGCAGTCCCGCCAATCCTTCGGCCGCGATATAAACCACGCCGGTTTTCTTGACGCGGAAGCCGCGCCAGTCCATTCCGGCCGCGATATGACAACCAAGATCAATCGCAATAAACGACTTCCCAACATTGGAATCGCCGAAAAGTTGAGCCAGACCGCGCGCTGGCAATACGCCCTTCACCAAATAATGAACTGACTTGGGGAGGGCGATATAATCGGCGATGGGGATCAAGGGTGGATTCGGCTTTCTGGGCTGCTCCTCCATCCTGACCATCGCGGGCAAGGTCAGCGGGTTCGGCTTTCTGGGCTGCTCCCCCGCTCCGGGTTGGTTCGGCTTTCTGGGCTGCTCCCCATACCCGGATTGACTTAATGCCCGCGTCGCGGCTCTAAAATCTCCACCGTGCTCCAGCAGCGCAAAAACCGAAAACTTGGTATAAGCGCGCTCCGAGTCCAACCCGGTACTGGTAGTGAAGACATACAGATAATCCGTCCCTGAAAACCCGGTGGTCGCCGAAATCCCCTCTTTCTTGCCGGGACGACGCCAGTAGGTTACGTCTCCACGAGTGAAAACCCGCGTCCATCCGTGGGGAACCAATACATCGCTCCATGTCGCGCGGCGGTTGAAATCCTCGCCGGGACGGTTGGATGGATCAGCACTCGACTGGATGGGATCAACGCCCGCGTCCGGGCGCCGCTCGTGAAGGTCCATGCTCTTTGCCAGTTCCCAAAGGTCGTTGCGCTCGACCTCGGAAATGCTGGCGATGGTAGCCAGAGAACCCGACACGCGGCGATATTCGCCGCCACTCGGATGTACGGCCCCATTCGATGGAGCGATGATGAGATACCCACCCTCGCCCCGCGATTCGATGAAAGCTTTGCCCGCCGCATCGCGGGCCAACTTGCTGTTACCCGCGATAACGGGGCATCGGTAGAGCAGATGCGCGCCGCGTGGCGACTCCTCGCCGTACCCGGCGAGAACCCGGTCGATGAGTGGCTTGACGCCGCAATAGTCCGCCATCTCGTAATAGGCTTCCCAGCCGGCGCGCGTATCAAAATCAATGGCTTCCAGATTGCCGCTAACCTTGCCGGTCACGACCCCGATCCCGGTCAAACCGTTGCGAGGGTCATACCAGGATTTCAGTAGAGCGAGGGATGGCGGTTGTTGCTGGAACTGTTTCCAGCGCGGATCAGACCCAGGGGGTTGCGGTCTTTTAGTGCCATCCTGGGCGGGCGGAACGACGCACAACCCAGATGCGTGCGCTTCTTGCACCAGCGTCATCGGGATCATCATGGCCGCCCACGATACGTCCTGACCCAATGCACCAGGGCATGACAGCCTCGGCACAAGGTCATCGTGTTGCCGGGTTCGTTTCCGCCACCGTCCTGCACCTCAATGACATGATGCACTTCAAGATGCGCTTCATCATCGAGACAGATTTCGCAGCGAACGCCGGGCTTGATTCCTGTCGTTGACGGTGCCCGCCTGGCTAAGTTTTTGGGCTTGCTGATCCAGCCGAAAAACTTGCCGCATGACCCGCACACGGCCTTGCGAAAATGCTTGGATCCAAGCGGGGGAGAGTCGGCGACCAATGCTTGCCTGCCGCAGCAAGGCGGGTTTGACGCCGCCATTTTTACAAGCTCCTGCCGGCAATGAATCGATGTTAGAGCGGCTGGAAGATCATCGACATCAAGACTGGCAATCAGAAGATCAGTCGAACCCAAATTTTCGCTCATACCATCGCGTCCAGATTACCCGTCAGGTCCAACAGCGACAGATAGTCCGCGTAGTCCTGGCAGTCCATTAGCCAATCCGGGTCTAACTCGTTCGGGTCGTCCGGCACGGTATCGAGGTCATCGGCCAGCCCCGCGCGGCCGATCAGGTCCAACACACCGCAAACATACGTAGCCTCGAATTCCAGAAACGGAATCGCCGGCTGGATTGGATTCCAGTGCGCCTGTGCTATCATTTCCGCATTCATGATCGGCTCCTTCGTAGCCATCAGTGATAGCCCCTATGCCGATTCGCGGTCGGCGTCATGGGGCGAACAAGACCCGCAATCGAGCGGGTTTTCTTTTTCCATTTCCTGCAAGACCCTAATCAATTCAACAGCGCAATTGGTCCGGGTCGATGCCCAGTCGCGCATGGATTGGCAGACCGAAGCCGGCAACCGGCTTCTCGCCGCGTCGCGCCGATCTTCCTCGGCTTGATCAAGCCAATTAAGAGCCAACTGTCGGATTCGGATCATTTCTGCCGTGCTTGTAACCGTGCTCGAATGCGGCACGGTAGTGAAAGCCACATTTGGCAATGACATCCTTGGTTTCTCCGTGCGCCATCAACACGCTCTCGACGTACCCCCAATGTGCCGTTGCTAGCGCCGATGCGGGGGATGCTTCGGTGGTCAATGCTGAGGTGCTCATTCCGCGTCGCTCCGATCAACCCCTCTCCCACGAGGAGAGGGGCAGGGGTGAGGGGGGTTAATCGTCGGGCTAGGCCGGTTCGGTCACGTCGGTCGGTTCAGTCGGTTCAGTCGGTTCAGTCACGTCGGTTTCTTCAATCATGGTTATCGCTCCAGTTTTCGCCAGGGGACCGCTGGCGGTCGGTTCCGGCGGCTACCGCCCCGCCGGTGGCTCGTTAAATCGAGTGCCCGGCTTACCCGGCCGGGCGCGGGTCAACCACCAAAGGAGGGGTACAACCGCCGTCTTTCTGATGAGGCGGCCACGGCTGCCGGTCGGTTTTTTCGCCCAAGAGAAGCCCGGACAGCCGACAGTCCGGTAGCGCGGTGGTGCGCGAAAGTGGTGCCCCAGCCCGGCGATCACGTCCCAACGCGCTGATTAGCCAGAAAGCAGACCCAGCGCCGGGCCAAGGCATTGAATCATGCGGCGCGATCCTCGACCGGATAAATATCAGGTCGCAGGTCGTGCCTGCTGACACCGGTTGCTGCTTCGACGGCAAGGACGCGCGCGGCTGGAACGCGCCCAGCTTTCCGCCAGGAGTGGATAGTTTGGTGTTTTACCCCGACCATCTTGGCGAGCCTGTACGCGCCTACGGATTCAATGATCGCTTCCAACTCGTTTTTCATGGCCTATAGTAGGCAAAAGCTACTTTTAAAGTCAAGCTATGACAGCCCAATTCCATCCACCGCCAACGATTTTTTGTTTCCGAAAAAAATCGCTTTTGCCTATTGACTGATTAGTAGCTTTTGCCTACTATTCTCTCAACCCGCAACCAGCCGGTACCCTCCTAACCCATAACCGGGTGCTGGGGTGGCACTTCAAGCACGGCCGGTTGCGGGCCAATCATCCCTTTGGTGGTTATTCCCGCCGGGGTTTTCCCTCCTTGGACGATCTCGGCGGGCTTTTTCAGGAGACGATGAGATGACCAACCCAATCATCAACTTCTCGGTCCGCGACCGCGCGGGCGACACATTGATAGAGACGGATTCCCCCAGGCTCTCCGCCCGGCGTATTATCCGACGCGCCCAGATCCGGCGGATGGACGGCGACTATGCAGCCCGCCGCGAGCAGGCGGCGCGCATAGACGCGGCCATGGAGCGCAGCGAGCCTCGGCGCCAGATGGCGACTCCCCGCCCGATGGCCACGCGCACGCCGGCCAGGGTTAACGCCACGCGCGTGGCGATCATGGTTGCCGCCGCTCTGGCTGTAGCCGCTATGGTGTTGTGGGTGGCGGCATGAACATCACCCTGCTGCTTTTCGCGCTGGCCGCCGCCGATGCAGACCAGCGGACCGCCTATCACAGCCGGATTGACGGGCTGGTTCTGCCGGTGGAGGTGACGCCGTGAACCTCCAACGCTTGATGTACTCCGGCTATTACGGCGGTTCCGTGCTAAAAGGCCGACCGCCGCAGGTCGTCATCGATGCGCTCGCAGAGAAGTTTGACGTGGTGAACGTCTATGCCTCCGGGGCGCTCAGTCGGGAACTACGCTGCTACGAACCAGAAGGTCGGATGCGGCTGAAGGTTCGCTACGGCTGGATGGGGAACGGCTGGGTGTACGAGCCGGTGGCCGTTCGGCGCAACCGTCCAATCCAGCGCCAGCCCGGCGACGTGATTTACAACCGCGACGGCTCTTGGCGAGTCGCCGCGTAACGAAAAAGCCGTCTGGTGGTGGTACACCAGACGGCCTTGGAACAACGGGAGAAGGAAATGAACGCGAAGATTTTACGCATCCAAGCGCCCACCCGCAAGAGGCGCATTGATGGGGTGCTCCTGCCATGTTGATCGACATCGCCGCCAGCCACCGCGAACGGGTTGGTTGCTCCAAAATCGCCCAGGCGCTGGGCGTCTCCCACTGGGGGACGGCCTACCAGCTATGGGAGCAGTATACCGGCCGCGCGCCGTGGCCTGACATCAGCAACAGGTTGCACGTTGCCCTAGGTGAACCCATGGAGGAGGTGCTACGTCCGTTCGTCTCCGAAAAACTGGGGCGGGAGTTGCGCCGCGACAGGCGGGAGTACCTGCACCCTGATCTGCCGCTGATCGGTCATGTGGACTACCGCGCCAGCGCGTTGAACAGCGAAGTCCGTCCAGTCGTAGACATGAAAACCAGCCTCGGTTGGGGGGCAAAAAATCGGTTCGGCACGGACGGCACCGACGAGGTGGACGATGATGTTCTGCTGCAAATGCAGGGCTATTTGATGCTGACCGGCGCGGAAACGGCCTATGTCGCCGCGCTGGTGCCAGGCCCGGAACTCAAGATATTCACCGTCGCCGCCGACCAGGACCTATACCAAATAATCGCCGACCGGCTGGCGGAATTCTGGTGGCACGTCACTAACGACGTAGCCCCTGACATCGCCACACTGGCTGATGCTAACCGGCGCTGGGCACAGCACACTACCGGCCAGACCACAGAGGCCGATGCTGACGCCATGGCGATTCTGGAGGATTTTCGGGCTGCAAAGGCCAGGGTCAAGGCGGCAGAGAAGGAACTGGATGCACTGGAATTGGCGCTGAAACTTCGCATCGGCGAGGCCGAGGCGCTGCTCGGCCTGGACGGGAAACCGCTCTGTACCTGGAAAACCCAGACCTCGACTCGGGTCGATACCGCCGCGCTCAAAGCGGCAGGTCTGTACGAAACCTATGCAAGACCCACAAATAGCCGGGTACTCCGGCTGAAAGGAGAAAATTGATGAATGCCACCGACCGGCTTGAACACCAAGTTGATCAATTAGAAACCGATTCCATGCCCACGGATTTTGATCGGCTGATTCAGAGTAGCGTCAATCAGTTGATATTTTCTGATGCGCGCATGGAGCGCATGATGAAAATGGCGGAAATCCTCGCCAAGGGCAAAGTTACCGTACCTGCGCACCTGCAAAACAACATCGGGGACTGCATGGCCATCGTATTGCAGGCCGCGCAATGGAATATGGACCCATTTGCGGTCGCGCAGAAAACTCACCTGGTCAGTGGGAAACTCGGCTATGAGGCGCAATTGGTCAACGCCGTCGTCATCACCCGCGCCCCGATCACGGGCCGCCCACAGTATGAATGGTTCGGCGACTGGGAGCGGGTCATCGGCAAGTTCAAGGAAAAGATCAGCCAGAAGGGCGAAACGTATCGCGTCCCCGGCTGGACGCTGGAAGATGAGAATGGGTTGGGCGTTCGAGTCTGGATGACCATGCGCGGCGAAACTGAACCACGCGTGCTTGAACTACTGCTTACTCAGGCCACGGTTCGCAATAGCACGTTATGGGCGGGTGATCCAAAGCAGCAGTTGGCCTATCTGGCTATTAAACGCTGGGCGAGGCTGTACTGCCCGGACGTGTTGCTTGGCGTCTATTCGGCTGACGAACTCGAAGCATCGAACAGCGAAGACCATTCCCAAATCCACGCTCCCCAGCCCACTCGCGTCTCCGCCATTAAGCAACGGCTTAGTCGCATGAATGACGTAACCCAGGACAGCGCCGCGCTCCCAGCCCCTCCGCCCGGCGTGGACGCCGAAACCGGAGAGGTATTGCCCGCCGAGTCGGCGGAACCAGCCGATCCCATCGCCGATTTGCTGATGCTGATCAATGAAGCGACGACGATGGCAGAGTTGGAGTCCAACCGCGACGCGGTAGCTGCGCTCAAAAATGGCAACAAGCAGCGTGCGATTAACGCCTGGACGGCGAAGAAAGCGGCGTTGCAAGCCGCAGGCAATCATTCCCGCTCAGCCCCGGAATGATGGAGATTCGTAATGGCCAGCGTCAACAAAGTCATTCTGATCGGCAATCTGGGCAAGGATCCGGACGTGCGCTCAATGTCCAGCGGCAAGGCGGTTGCCAACGTCACCATCGCCACCAACGAAAGCTGGAAGGATCGAAATACCGGCGAGAAGCAGGAGCGCACCGAGTGGCATAACGTGGTGTTCTACAGCCCGCTGGCGGAAATCGTCGGCCAATACTTGCGCAAGGGCTCCTCGGTGTTCGTGGAAGGCCGCTTGCAAACCCGCAAGTGGCAGGAAAAGACCAGCGGCCAGGATCGCTATACCACAGAGATTGTCGCCAATGAGATGAAGATGCTGGGCGGCAAGCGCGACGAGGGTTATAGCTCAACCGAAACCGAAACCGGAGATCGCCCATTGAGCGCGGTCCAGCCCCTCAATCCAGCGCCCGGCAAGGCGGCCACGCCGGAAAGCCTTAATAAAGCCGGCTTCGCGGGCGGAAATAAACCGTTTGACGATGACATTCCGTTTTAGCCGCCAATTCATGCCAGGGACGGCATGAGGAGAAAAACGATGAGCACCAAGATCCATTTTAGGTGGGAGCAAGACCATGGCGGGGGAGATCAGGGCATACTGACTTTGTGGCCTGACTCCTTCCGCGAACTGCGACTTGTCGTGCAGGACTTCGAAACCGCAAACACGCTCTTTACTAACATCAAAGGCGTGACGAACGAAGCATTCGATGCGGGCCGAAGGTCTATGCAGGCCGAGGTAGGGCGCATTGCGATTTAACCAGGAGACTAAAAAATGAATCTTGACCCGCACTGCGTTACCTGCGAGCACGGGAAATTACTCCCAATCACCCATGAGATGGGGCGCACGCTCTTTTGCACGCTGGCTATTGATCACTGCAAGACCGAGCGGGCGGCAGAAGGGAAATGCGGCGAATCCGCCAAAAACTACAGGAAGCGGACATGAACAACATAGCCGAAGCGATGGAGAAGGCGGAGTACGAGGCTAGGGAAAGGGCGGAGTACGAGGCTAAAGAGAGGGCGGAGTACGAGGCTAAAGAGAGGGCTGAGTACGAGGCTATGGTGTCGACAAAAACCACAAAACGCTGGAAGCAAATCCGCGCGGAGATCCTCGGCCGCGCCGGTCAACGCTGCGAGCAATGTGGCGTGCCTGACTTGGCTTATCGGATAAGCGGCGGAGACGCATGGACGCTAAACGCCGAACAGGCGGAAGCATGGGCGATGGACGGCGAGCGCGTCTCGCGGATCGTGCTGACCGTGGCCCACCTGGACCACCAGCCGGAAAATTGCGACTCGTCAAACCTCCGCGCCCTCTGCCAGCGTTGCCGATTTGCCCACGACATCGACCACCGCCAGCGTAGCGCCGGCAAAGCCGCAGGAGACCTGATCTTCGATGCCTAAGTATAAAATGCCCCGGCTCAGAGGCTCACGCGCGGCATTTAAAATGGTCACTGACATTGCGTCGCAATGGGGATCAACTCAAACAGGATGCTTTGAGGAACTTGCCGAATACGTCATGAATAATCAAGTCTCTCTAGACGAGGGGCTGGATGAGATGGTCAGGCGTGGCCTTTTAAATGGATGGCCGTCTGTAGATCAAAATGAGTCATGAGTTAATCAAAATCTTAATCCATTTTTAACAGGGCTGCGTTTTGAAGTGCACAGCAGCAAATTGAGGAGAGAGGTGCCCATGATCCATTGCGATTTTTCTCCAGATCGTCGCTATCGCTACACGTGGGAAACCGATCTAGATCCTCCAGGAAAAGGGCTGTGCGTGTTCGTCGGCTTGAACCCAAGCACGGCGGATGAGGACGGCCCGGACCCGACCGTGCGGCGCTGCATGAATTACGCGGCTCGCTGGGGCTATGGTCGGCTGGTCATGCTCAACTTGTTTGCGTATCGCGCTACCGATCCGAAAGCGATGATGGCGCAAACAGACCCGGTGGGGCCGGAGAATAATCAATTTATTCAGGAGGTTTGCAGCCGAGCCAGTTTGGTCGTAGCTGCTTGGGGCAACCATGGATTGCACCTCTCAAGATCGAGACAAGTCCTCGCCGTGCTGCCCCCCCAGATCCACGCCATCCGGTTGACGCAAAAATGGCAACCAGCCCACCCGCTGTATCTGCGTAATGACATGTTGCCGGCCAGGATCAGGGAGAGCCATATCCCAGGTCAGTTTTCGTACCTTTCGGCTCGCCAGATGGAGCGGCGGGCGTGACAACGACCTACTGAAAATATTTCATCCCCCCCCTTGACGCGCCGTTATAGGCGCGTATAATAGGAACCATGGAATGGCAATCAAGTCATCCCCCGACCGGGGCCGGTAAGCCCCAGGAGAAGTGAGATGAACACCTACGAGTCCTACGAATTGCGCGCGATTGGGCAGGAGTGGCTTTTCGCGGGCGGTCTGAATGACCGCGAGGAAGTGGTACGGTCACTCGACACCGTGTCACCAGCCGATTTGGCACGCGAGTGTCTGGATGGCTGGTGGTGTGGTGACAATGTTGATTGCGCCCCAGACGATGGCGACCTGGCGGAGGCGTTCGCCGAACTGGCAGCCAACAGGGCATGGCTAGAAGAGTAATCCACCCAACAGCCGCCGCCTTCGGGCGGCAATGAGGAGAAGGAAATGAACACGAATGATGAATTCGGCCCAATCCCAAACTGGCTCCAAGTGGCGCAGGCCGCCCAAGACGTCGATGACGCGGCGAAACAAACCGACCTGGCCAAGTGCCAGGCCCTGATCGCTCGTTTGCGGCGGGCGATGACCGCCGCCGGTGCGGCGATGGTTGCTGGGGCTGCCCCAGCGGCCGAAATCGACCGGCTGCTTTTGACTGCCGCCCAGGCCGATCCGCTGGGCGAGGAGCAGAGGCAGGCGGTAGAGCGGCTAGAGGAGCTAGCCGGCTGGACCGCCAAGGACGGCGAGGGTGAGGTGTACCCCTGATGGCTAACGCCAAAACACCCCACTCCCGCCGCCTTCGGGCGGCGACGGCCGCCGCCCGCTCCCGCTCAGTAGTCGAGGCGGGCGGCTGGCGGATTACCCTACTGCTCCAGCCCGCCACCGCCGTTCGGTTGCGCGCCGAAATGGCGCGGACTGGCGAGACCGCGACGGCGATCATCAGCCGGCTGCTTGCGCAGCCATAGTCAACGAGGAGAGGAAAAATGAAGCAACTCGATACATACAACGAACTGCTAGCCGATATATTTAAGTATTTCGGCTACACAGAGGGATGGCGGGCGTTCCCGCTGGATGATGCCAGGGAATATTTCTGGAAGATAAAAGGTCCGGGAACTGTGAGGTTTGCTGAAACGGAAAAAGATCTGGCTAATGAAACAGGCCAGTATTACGAGAACGAGATTTATCCGCAGCCCTTGTCTAGGGTAGTGTATCGCGGGGCCGACTACACGATGATCGTCGTAGACACCCCCACGGATGGAAATAAGTTCCTGCGAATTTTCACCAACGCTAACGAACGCTGACGTAGCCAAGACAAAGCCCCGTAAGGGGCTTTTTTGTTGGGTTGCATTCCGCGAAATATTCGCGCTTAAACCACCTGCTCCCAACTAATCCTGTCCGGCGGGCACTGCTTCGGCGCGCGCCGGAATCCAATCACCGTCGGTTTCGACCAATCAAAATTGGTGAACCTGATCAGCACGTCGTCACCCTCCTCAAAAACCACCCCGTGGCAGGGCGGGTAATCGATGATGACCCCCTCCAGTTTGGTGCTGTCGGTTGCCACCAGATCGTTAGGCCCGGCGACGCGAACCCCGTTCAGCGTGAGCGGTTGGTTGCTGCGCTCGTTTCGCGCCAGTGCCTCGGTCAGTTGCACGGTGCAGACGTTGCCCTCAATATCCGTGATCGTCCCATAGCGATACGCCGGTTTCCAACGCAGGTGCCCAGGCTCCATCGCCAGGTTGTAGAACATGATGTTGTCCTTTATCACGGTGGCGGATTTTAGCGTTGAATCGTACAGCGCCGTCCGTGGGACGATATTCCACGACCGCTCATCGAAAAAAATGGTCTTTTCCTGCGCCGTGCCTTTGTAGATCGTCGCATCCCGCCGAACACCATCCTCCACCCAATGCCCAGGCACCTCTGCGGTATAAACCACATCCCCCGGTTTCAGGCTGTCGATGTAGTAGCAAGCCCACACGTCGTAAACCAACCCCTCTAGCTTGGTCTTGAGTTTCTTCAGTTCGTCTTCCCGCGCCAGCCTATCCAACCGTTCCGCCATTGCCTTTTCGAGTGCCTTTTCGGCAACCGTCAACTTGGCGGAGATCTTGCCAAACTCGGCCACGATCTTCGCCAGACTGGCCGGCGTCAGCTTGTCCGGCAGTTCCGGCAGTTGGATTTTTTCCAGTTTGACTTCTTCCTTTTTCGCTTCTTCCTTGGCCGGGTCTTTCGTCGGGTCTTCGTCATCCGGCTTCTTCTCTTCGATGACGGTGACCTTGGGTGGCGGCGTGCCCGGCTTCGCGAATACCGCACCCCACAGATACCACGCCGGGTGGGCGGGCGCGTGGACATGCGCCAGCCCTACGTCTGTATAGTCCGGGTCAATGACGATATCGAGTTCCTGCCGCTCCCAGTACGAGGAGACCATGGCCGGCGTGCGGCGGCCATAGGCCAGGGTTTCCCCAACCGCCTCGGCCAGATAGCCAGCCAGATGAACGCGCTGGGCCGGCGTCATCCCGTTCGGGCTGGTATGCCCCATGGTGCCCAGATACGCTTGATCCTTGAGCAGACGCCGAATCGCCGTATCAAGCTGGCTGTCCCGACTCAACGTATCCACGCTCGCGGCGGTGCGTAGCGCATTCAGCAGCACAAGCAACGGCGGCTCCTGTGCCCGGTCCGGGTCTTCCCACGGCAAGCCGGTATCGGGGTCATTCGGTTCCGGCGGCTCCAGCGGCGGTGGTGGCGTGGTTTTAGTGATGACCTCCTGCTGCCACTGCTCCATGACTGCATTGACGGCATCAACCGCCGCGCGCTTGTCGGCTTTCAGGGTATCGATGGTTTCCAGCATATCCAGCAACCGCTGGTTATACGCCGCTTCCTCTTCCGCGATTTTCGCCAGTTCCGCTTCCAGCGCGGTCATGTCGTAGAGCGGCCGGGCGCGGTACAGCCCCGCTTCAACCGGCTCAATAATCCGCGCGCGGCCCATGCTACATCCCCATGATCAGCCGGTACGCCGGCAATGCGACAGCGTAGCCTTGCAGCTTGCCCTGCGGCACGATCATCAGATACCCGCGCGCTAGCCACTCGGCCGCATCGGGCGGGGCTTGCTCCACTGGCAACCAGCGGGCGCAAAAGACCGCCCACAAGGTTGAGGGGATCATGCCGCCACCTCCACTACTCGCATGGTCCCAGTGGTCGATTCAATTCGGTACAGGATGGAACCGGCCGTCCAGGTGGCTACGCCATCATCCACGGTATCGTTCGGCCGCAACAGCGGGTCCGCCACGCACTCCACGAGTCGCCGCCCGTCGCTATCCCGGCCGCGTTGCGTAACGCCGTACAACGTGCGCGACTGTGCAGCGAACGCCGTTGGCACCAGGCGTCCGCGCAATGTAATCATCCCCATGCCCGTATCCCACTCCCCATCAATTTCCGTAATCACCGCCTGCAAGAACTCCCCCAGCGTTTCCGTGCCATCCGCTGCCCGTGTACCCGCGAACACGATCAGCCGCCCGTCCAGTGCCCGCCGCGCCGTCAGGTCGGCCAGCAGCGCCGTGCTACAGGTCGGGATGGTCGTGGTCACCCAGGTCGATTGTCCCAGCCGCCGCTGACATTGCAACGCGGAAAACGGCAACTCCAACAACGCCCCGCCGCTGACATACAACCTGTAGACGGTTTGCAGCGCGGTGACCGCAATATCTGGTGGTAGCGTCGCCGGCGTGACGGTCGGGATACCCAGCGCCCAGCGCACCGCCAACGACGGCGCGAACACCACCTCGCGCACGTCTGGAATGCCCAGCGCCAACCGGAACGGCAACGCCGACGGCCGCGCGGCCATGAGCGGAGTAAAGGGTGACCAGGCGACGGCTCGCACGTCCGCGCCGTGATCCAACGGCCAGGCATCGGCTGTGATTTCCGCCCCGGTGTCGTCATATTTGCGCGTGGTGATAGAGGAGGTTCTAACGCCGGCCACGTAGGTTGAGCCGTCGTGGCCATCCACCGCCACCGCGTACAGCGCCGTCCCGTGATCGGCCGACCAGTTGTAGGTTGTCCCAGGGGTGCCGATGTCATAATCCAGTTCCCGGACGCTCAGGTTGCTAGATGTCCGGTTGCTGGCAGTCACGACGGTATCGTCGGGATTTCCGATACTGGTTCGGCCCGCCGCGACGCCGTTGACCTGGACGCCCTCGTGGGTATACCGATATTCCTCGGCGCCGGTTGATGCGGTCAGAATATCCAGGGTGTAGCTGTACGCGATACCGCCGACCGCGACGCGCGCACCGTCCGAGATAACCGCGATGGAAACGGCGCCGCCCCCGTGGTTGTGGCTCCAGCGCGGCGAGCCGGAAACCGAGTATGAGCGGGTGGTGTAATAGGTCGGCGACGCGGCTTGATCGCCGGCGGTATAGATATTGTCGTCCGCGTCCACCGCGACCGCGTACACGGCAACTCCATGATCAGCCGTCCATTGCTCCTCACCGTCCGCGTCATACTGCCGGGTGGTGACGCTGCTAGAGCGCAGGCCGACCGTAATCACCCGGCCCGCCGAATCGACCGCGATCCCGCGCACGGTATTACCGTGGTCCGCCGACCAGAGCAGCGTTCCATCCGGGCTGTATTTGCGCGTCGTGACACTCGAAACCCGCACGCCGCCGGTATAGACGTTGCCATCCGCATCAGCAGCGACCGCGTAGACCGGCCCGCCGTGGTCCGCCGACCAGAGTAGCTCCCCGGTAAACGACAGATAGACCCGCGTGGTGACGCTGCCGGTTTGCGCGCCGCCGGTGACCACAATCCCGGTATAGTGCAGCGCATCGCCCGCGCCAACGGCGGACTGGCTACCCTGGCCGCTGACGCCAGCCCCGGCAATGCCGCTGACCGTGCCCGCGCCAACGGCGGACTGGCTACCCTGGCCGGAGACGCCAGCGCCGGCAATGCCGCTGACCGTGCCCGTGCCAACGGCGGACTGGCTCCCCTGACCGCTTAGGCCAGACCCGCCGCCGTCGAACCAGTCCCGCCAGACTGCCGCCCGTGCGCCGTCGAAATGGCCGAACCACAACCAGGGACGGGAGGACAGATTAAGGATGGAGCGCCGCGCCCATGAGCGGCCGGCGTTGATGATGTAGGGCCAGCGCCCGCGCCCGGCGGACGTACTCGGCGGTTTCAGCCCGCGCGCGCCCGTCCCGCTTGAGGATTGCCCGCCCTGGCCGCTGACGCCCGCGCCGGCAATACCGCTGACCGTACCCGCGCCGCTTGAGGATTGGCTCCCCTGGCCGCTTAGGCCGGACGAGTCATCGAAAAACCAGTTGCGCCAGACGCTGGCGCTGGTTTTATCCGGGTTGCCGTAGCGCGGGGCCGGGTTAGCGGGGTGCCGCTTGGAACGGCGCTTGATCCAATGGCCGAGCGCGAACGGCCAACGTTCGCGCCAACTCATCGGCTACCCCTGACTCCAGAGCACCTGACCGCTAATCGTCGTGGCCGTGGTCGTTGTCGGAATCCAGATCAAAAACGGTACGCTGTTGTTGTACATCCGAATCATGCCGCCGGTGACCGCATCTACGCTGTTCGGGGTTTGCGCGCCGAGGTCCAAACAAGCTAGCACGCGGTACGCGACGAGATGCACCGTGCCACTCGTCCAGGTGGCGGACTGCGTGTAGGTCTGGACAGAGCGCACGCCGGTATCCCCTGCCTGCAACCCGATGGGGTAAAACGCGCCGATGGCGGATGAAGCAACGGTATTGACGATATTGGTGGCAGTCCGGGTGTCCGTCCCGGCCGCATTGGTGTAACCGATGGTCAGGGTCGGCGTACCCGCCCCGGTTGCGGCGCTGACCTCCACGCCCAGCAGCACGCCCACTCCATCCGTAGACCCGTTCGCGTCGCGGGCCGGAAAGGTGACGCTGTTGACGGTCTGCTCCGTGTTGGAAGTGATCGTAATCCCGCTGTTGTGCCACAGCCGGTCACAGAGCAGTAGTTGCCCGGCGATTGTCGCATTCGCCACCAACCGAGCAAAATAGGTGTTGCCGGTGACCGGGTTGTCGAACGGGATTTGGCCCGCGTAGGTCGTGAGCGCCTCGCCGGCCAATCCGGGAGACGGCGCGGAGGCTGCGCCGGGGATGCCGGCGAGGTAAAACAGCGAATGCGGCCGGCCCAGAACCAGGGCCGGGGTAGCTGCCTTGAGGATTTGCCGGGGATACTGCATTCCGGCCGCGAGTTGGTCTAGCGTGGTGATTGCCATGGCTAGCTCCCGCTGGTGGCCTTGGCCACGGTATGATTGTCACTGCTGGCGCTGACCTGCACGCCGGTTTCGATGGTCGTGTTGTTGAGTTCAAAATTCGACGTAGAGCCGACCGCGCCAACCGTGCCGTCCTTGACCACGGTTGTCCCGTCGCTCTTGAGATCACGATACCAGGTTGCCGTACCCGTCGCGTTCGCGCTGGAGTCCGGCGTGAGGGTAAACGTCAGCACGCCATCCACCGCTGCCGGGGCCGAGGGGTTGGCAAACCGTAGCTCAGCGAGCAGGGTATTTCCCGACAGCGCGGTATCCGCCGTGGCCGGTTTTGTCCCGCTATAGATACGCCGATAGCCGTTATCGAGCAACCGCGCCAGGGCGTCGGCTTGCGCATTGACCGTTGTCGTTGAAAGTTGCGTGTCTTTCGCCATTACTCCGTGACCTCCATCGATGCGCTATCCGCATCCGCAAAAATCGTGATTTCCCCGACCGTGAAGGTTTCCCCGTCGCCCAAATCCGCCACGGTGCCGGGCTGCAAAAAGGTATCCACCGCGCACCGTACCCGGCGCTTGCCATCGCGGGTGTTGCGGTAGCTGATGCCCTGCAAGCGCCGCATCGCGGGTACCTGCGTTTCAACGGTCAGCGCCCCGGTCAGGGTCGCGCTGGCATTTTTGCTGCCCACGTCGGCGGTAATGCCGGATAGAGGCACAGTCGCCATCGGCTCAATTTGCTCATGTCCATCGGGAAAACGGAATCCACGATAGAGCGTCATGTCCGCGCCGATTTGATCCTCCAGCGCAGTAATCCCGGCCGCATCGGGGATGGAGACGACTAGGGTTAGCGCGGTGGTCGTCTCCACGCGCCGAATCTGCACGGAACGCAGCGACAGCGATAAATCCGGGTCATCAGGAAACGCCAGCCGCCAGACCACCGGCAGCGCGGCGCCGACGTAATCGCGCAGGGTCAGCGGTTGCCCCAGCGTGAACCGCAACGGCAGCGCCGGCGGGATGACGTAGGCATCACCGCTGATCGTCGGAACGGCCAGGCGCGGCTTAAACCGTAGCGGCGGCGTCTCCACTTCGGCGATGGCAATGCAGATCGCGTCACACGCATTGCCGACCACATCAGCGGTATCCACGCCGAATGTCGTCACTTGCCAGTCCAGCGACAGGTCAACGACGCTGCGGACTGTGCGATGCGCCTCGCCACTGGCGCCGCCGCCCGGTACGGTATGCGTCAGATAGATCGTGTCATCCGCGTCAATCGCCAGCCCGGTGATGGATCTGCCGAAAATGGTCGCGTCGTCATGGGCGACAAACAAACAGTGTGCGTCGTACTCGAACAGCACCCGATATTCTGCGTCAATCAACGTCGGCGACATGGCCGCGATGATATGACCGGCGCTATCGACGACTACCTTTCGACCTGTGGACCGCGATCCGTAGTCGTTCAGCGGGCCTTGCGATCCAGCAATGTAAACCCCGTCCGGGTCGTGCTTACGCAGTGATTGCAGCGTTCCGCCACCTGGCGGTGGGAAGGAGCCGACTTGGACGATATTGCCGTCCAGATCAACCGCCAGTCCCCAGACATACCCGGACTCAACAGGCAGGCGCCAAATCACGTCACCAGTAGCCGCATCCGTTTTAGTAAGCAACTGGGCGCTATACGGGAAGGAAAACCCAGCCGTGTAGACGTACCCATCATGATATAGAATGGCGCGGTTGACACTCGCGCCGAAGACCGAAAATGCGGCGCTGAACCCATGGTCGGCTGACCAGAGGAGCGTGCCGGATGGCGAGTATTTGCGCGTGGTGAAAAACGTCCCGCTATCCGTGGGAGTTGAACGCGGCTGGCCGTAGGCGTTGATCGCATCGCCGAACGTGTAGACGTTGCCGGTTGGATCCACGGTCACGCCCAGACAAGGCGCGCCGTGGTTCGCTGACCATCGCACATCCCCATGCGCCGACCGACAAACCGTAGTGACCGCATTCTCGCCAACGGCGGCTTGGGCCGCGACATCGGTATAGTATTGTAGCGTCGCCGTAGTGATCATGTGACCGGATGCCGTCAGCGCTACCCCGGTCACCCAGTTGACGTTTTTCCCTGGGTAGACCCGATGACCGTGCGCGTAGGGATTGCCGGCTGAATCGAATTTTTGCAGCAGGGGCATATCCCACGGATAACCGCCTGCGCACCCGACCGCCAGCAGCGGCTTGACGGCCATGGTCACGCATCCGGGTTGTAGATGATTCCGTCCGTGCTATTCCAGGCAATCGTCCAGTTGCTCCCGCTCGCTACCACGTCGGTATTGTCCGAGTTGGTCAATAACCTGAATAATACCGGATTAGTGACACCTTGAAACGTCCCGATGGCGACACAGATTGCGTGCCGGAACGTCGCCGTCAACGAGGTCCAAACCAGGTCATCCGCATCAAATTTGATGTTGGTGAGTGTGGGCATGGTCAACTGTTTCCCGCCGACGGTATACCCGCCGGTCGTGGTCAGTTCGCTATAGCTGGGGTCGGTCGCGTCGTTCGCGCCGTTGTCCCACTGAGTGTGGGCCGCGCTGAACGTGTAGCCGCTCGTGACGAGCCGAATTCGCAATTCGGCGGTGGACAGGTTCAGTCCGCCGGCCAGCAGTTTCCACGAGTGGTCATACCAGTCCATTTGTGCGGCCATGGTCACGCATCCAGGCGGCTGATCAGCCGCAGTTGCAGATTGATAACGTCGCCGGTCAGCGAGAATTCAGCGCGCGTGTCATAGGCGCCGATCTCGCAGCATAGGCGCAAAAGTGGGTAGTAAGCGATCAGGTAGCGCAACTGCACGAGCAACTCTTTCGTCGGTTTGCGGATTTCGACCTTCAGGGTTTGATCGGCCACACTCAACCCGGTGTCGTAAACCGAGACGCCGCCATCCAGAGTCGCGGTGACCGTGCCCCGGCGCCGCGCCTCATAGGGGTTGCTGGGATGGGCGTCGATCAGCGTGACGACGCCGTTTAGGTCAAACGTGGGCGCGTGCAATGCAATCATGTGACCGGATTCAACCCGAGTAGATATTCGCGGAACTGCTCATTAGCCTTGACGCGGATTTTCTTCAAAATCGCCCACATGAACGCTTCTAGTTCAGGTTCCAGCCCGCCGGCCTCAATCTTGATCGCGGCATCGCCGCGCGCCAGGGCTTCGGCTTGAGCGCGAATGCGTTCAATCTCTGCTTCTGCTAGTTTTTTCTGCAACTGCAACGCTTCTTCCCGCCGGCGGTTTTCGTCGGCGATTTGCGAGTAGATTTTCGCCTGCGTGAACGAATCGGCGTCTTTGAGCGTTCCGAACAACGACCCGATCAAATCTCCAGTCGATTTGATCGATTCGTTAATACTGGAAAACGTGGCTTTTACCCGCTCCGCGTCGGCCTTTAGCCCCTCGGTTTTGAGAGTGACCACCGCCTCGATATTCTTGATGCGTTCGTTCGAGGCCAACTCTTCCATCTTGAGTTGGTATTCCTGCGACTTTTTGATGGCCTCGTCGACCTGTTCCGCCTGCTTTTTTGCCGCCTCGCCTGGCCCCGCGAAGGCGCCGGTGGCCTTGACAGCGGCGTTGCTAGACTGCTCGTACTTGGTGGATAACCCACCGAGCGCGCCGCCGAGTTCAGCCGCCGCTTTCCCAGACTCTGAAAATGCTTCCGTGGTTTTCTTCACGCCGCCGGGCAAATCGGACTCGAATTTTTTCATCGAATCCGACCATTCAATCGTGGCCTTTTTTGCGTCGTTGGTGACGCCGGCCAGTTCGTCCAACCTTGAAATCATCCCGTCGAAGGATGTAACGGGCACCGGGTTTTTTAGAATATCAAAATAGTTTTCGTAATTTCGTTTATTTTCAAGTAATTGAGCGTCATATCGCCCAAGCTCGGCCAGTATCCCGTCATAGCGTCCGACGGGAACGCGCGTAGAGAGTACCTTGTCAGCCTCTTTTTGTTCCGGCAACCAGCTTTTGATCAGGGTCGTTAGCGCAGCAAGTTCTTGTTTCGCTTCGTAAAGCCCGGTTCCGATATTCGCGCCCTTGCCGGCCAGGGCATCGGGCCAGGTCCAATCTAGCAGTTCATCCGCGTAGCCCAGAAATTTGATGATCTCGCCGGTCAGTACCCCCAGCGCGACAGCGATACCCGCCGGTCCGGTCATCGCGCTAGCAACGACCAGCGCCTCTTTGCCCCACGCCGCCAGCTTCGGCCCGAACGCGATGAACGTTAATAGCGCGGTGTTGATGCCCTCAAAATAGCCGGACGCTGAATTTAGCCCGGAACCTAGCCCGATCAGCGTTCCGACGAACTTCTGAGTTCCACCCTCTGCACTGATAAACCCAGCCGCCAGTTCGCGGATTCCTTTCAGAAACGGCGCCAGCCCGCCCAGTTCCCCCGCCGTGGCTTTCGTCAGCGCGGTCACCAAATCCACGATGCGCTGCATCGCCGCGCGTAATCCTTCGACCGTGCTTAGGTCAATCGGGCCGAATAGCGCCTCTAGCGCGGCCTTTCCCTCTTTTTTCAGGTCCGCCAGCGCATCCAGCAACCCGTCAAAATTCACCCCGTCAAACGCGGCGGGTAGATTCTTCGCGATGGTCTTGAATATCTCATCGATGCCGCTGAGGTTGTCCCGCAACGCTTTAAATAGCGGGTCCAACTTGCCGGATTCGACGATGTCGCGGAACGCGATAGCCATAGCACCGATGGAATTGATTACCCCAGTGGTCGAATCGCGGAACTGATTACCCAGCGTTTCCGCCAACTGCCTAAATGCCTCGTCCGCCCGCTTGACCGCCGTTTCCGCCAGCGCCAACTTCCCCCCGACCTCCTTTTCAATGCTCCCGCCGGCTTCCGCCGCGATTCGCGCGGACAACTTCATCGCGCCGCCCCAGTCGGACAGCACAGCAACCATTTTTGCCGCTTGATCCTTCCCGAAAATGATAGACGCGGTTTGCAGCTTCTGGCTTTCCGTAAGTCCCTCGAACGCGCGACCCAGATCACCAAGCGTATCCTTGACAGAGCGTAGCGTGGCATCTGCGTTTTTGTAGTTGACGCCAACCGCCAGCATCGCCGCCGCGCTTTCCTTGCTGGGGTCAACCAGCGACAGAAAGCCGGATTTCAATCCGTTGGCCGCTTCGCTCCCGCTCCCGAAAACATCGATCACTTTCGAGAGGATCGCCGCCGTTTCCTCAAAAGTTAGGCCGGTTAGCTTGGCAATTGGCGATAGAGCGGCAAATCCTTCAGCCAGTTCGGAAAACGACGATTTGGTGATGTCGGCGGTCTTGTTGAGCACGTCGCCCATGCGCCCGGCAACGGTGATCACTTCTGACGCCGGAACGTCAAACCCGGCCAGCGAGCGGTTCATGAGATCGGTAGCCCGCGCGGTTTCCACGCCGCCCGCGATGGCCAAATCCATCGACGCTTTCACCAGTGCGATGCTGGTTTCAATATCGTAGCCAGCCGCCTTGAAATCGGCCGCCGACTCGACGAGTGCGTTGCCGTTCTCGCCGTACCTGAGCGCCAATTCCCGCAACTGCCCGACGTACTGTTGCGCGCTGCCCTCGTTGGCGTCCATCTGTTTTTGCAACGAGGCTAGCGAAGCCTCAAACTTCGCCGACTCGTTGAACGCCACCGTCCCGATAACTCCGGCCAGCGCCGCCATAGCCGCCTGTACCACCGACAGCCGGTCGGCCATGTCCGCAAACGGCTGGCTGATGTCCTGCGCGGAATTGGACAGGTCACCCAGGCTGCCGCTGACCTTTTTTGCGACTTCGGACGCCCGATCAACCCCGTTGAAAATCAGGTCGATGGTCGATTGTGCGTTAGCCATGAGCCCTCATCCGATCCTGCTCCTCGTAAAACAGCCCCCACAATTGCATCTCATTTAGGGTCAACCGACCCTGCGGGAACAGATCGGGCCGGACCTCATAGAGAAACCGGCCGCGCTGTTCGCACATCGTCATCTCGGCTCTTAGGAGGGGACTGTCCCAGAGCCGGGCGATTCCCCCAACTGGGCCTGATCGCCGGTCAGCCGCATGATGGCGCCGAACAGCGCCGAGAAAAACATCGGGAAATGGCGGCCCAGCCAGAGTGCGCCGTCCCGATCAAGGGCCGGCTCCACCACGCAGAGCAGCAAAAACTCCACCTGCCGGCCGTAGGACTCCGGCGTGCTGCCGTCCGTACCCAGGGCCGCGCGCAGCGCATCCGCCGACCCGCCCGCGTCGGCGCTGGCGATGGCATCGGCCATCGCTTTGATCAGCCCAAGCTTGTCCTTGGCGGCGTCCACGCGGGCGATGTCGAGTGCCGTGGCCATGCGGACGGTAAACGCCTCCGGCATGTCTGGATGCGCCGCGCGCAACGCGGCCGGCGTTTCCACGGGCGCGGTCGGTACGCTCCAACCGCGCTGCATAACCTCGTGCAAGACGCTCATGAGGTGTAGTTTTTGGTGGCCTGTTGCGCGACCAGGGTTACCGTACCCTGCGAGATGCCGCGTACCGGGTTAGTGATAGATATGCCCATGACGCCCTGCGTGAGCGAGTACGGCGTCCCGCTGATGTCCGGCATGTATTTGATCATCAGGTTTTCGCCGGACAGCGCCAGCAGCGCGTCAGTCACACCGTCCTCAAACGCGACGCTGAAACTCGCGGCGCTCATGGACGACGATACCGATGACAACGTGGTGCGATAGAACGGCAACGCCTGCGCCGACAGCGAGTCCGTCGCTGGCACCCAGTCCTTCGCACTGCCGATGGCCGCGAAAATCGGTGTATGGCCACGGACATAGACCGCTTTCGGTACGCTGCCCGTGTGGATCAGCGGCAGGGATGAGTCAAACGTAATTTTGCCGGACAGGTAATCGGCCGAATACGTCGGCAGATTGGACATTTCCAAATGCTGGCCGGGTACGGCATAGATTTCAGCGGCGGCGACTACGGCCGCGCTCGTGCTGGTAAACCGTACTTGGGCGATTTCGATGGAGCCGACCGGAATGAACGGCGGGCCGCCGGCCGCGCCGCGCGTCTCGGAAAACGCGGTGCTTTCCGTACCCGCGACCGCCGCGATGGCGCCGGAACTGTTGACGGTGATGGACGTAATCCGGTAGCCATCCGAGGAGCCGCGCGAGGCAGCGACATTGGTCGCGGCGGATACCGATACCACCCCAGTCGTAGCGGAAGCGCCGGACGCGCCGGGCATCATCGCGGTCAATGCGGCCACGTCTACGTTGTTATTGCCGGCGGCGGCGGCCGGAGTGACCGCCCCGCCGGTCAGCAGGCCGTAAGGCGCAATCACAGGTGCGTAGTTGGTGCGCTGCGACCAGGGTTTGCTTGCGGCCGTGAACGTTTTCTGATCGCCGGAATGCGTCATCGCTGCGAAAGCAAACGGCGTCTGACCGGACTCGTAGAATAGACCTTGATTGGTCAAAATGCGTGGCATGATGTCACCTCATGTAGTCAACTGAAAAAACGACGATGGCGCCCACCAGGGCTGAACCATCGCTGGGATAATCGGTATTGCCCTCGACGTAGTAGAGATCCAGACATTCGCCGCCGAGCGTGCGGTCACTGCCCTCCACCTCGGCGATCAGCGCGGCCAGCGCGTCATTCGCGGCGGTTGAGCGCAACTCATCATCGCCGTCAAAGGCCACCGCGCGGCGAATGCCGACCGTCATGGTGACCATTTCCTGGCCATAGTCGCGGTTGGTCACGGTTTCCGCGCCGTCCGCCAGGAGGGTATAGGGTTCGTCGCCGTCCGGCAGTTTCGGCCATGGGGCGCGCTGGGCATTCAGTCGGATGGCCAGCGCATTCAGGATCGTTTCGCGGCTCATACCTCCGCACTCCCGTCATCGCCGGGCGGCGGATATTTAGTAATCAACCATTCCATCTCGTGTTGCAGGTTGTCCGCTAGAGCGACTTGCAACTCTGCGCCGAGTTGATCCTTTACATCCTCGAATACCTGCGACAGCGACGGGCCGTGCAGCGCGGTGTAGGGCAGACTGCCGCCGATCTTGGTTTTCATGCCGAGTCGGCGAAGTACGTCATTATTGACGACGATGAGGTAACCGCCGCTGGACTTCGCCCGAACCCACCAGCCGGATGTAATCGTCTCGGCCGCGCCGGACGGCTTGACCCGGACCTTGATCGGCGTGGTGGGCCGTCCCGGCCGGGTGGGCGCGGGGGAGACGAGAAAATTGTCCAGCCGAATCCCGCGTTTTGGCGTGCTGATCTTGGCCGTGAGCTTGTTGACGGTGGCCTTGCAGTCGAACCGATTGGCCGGACCTTGCAACCGTTCGCGCACATCAGCTGCGGATAGCCGGACCTGCTTGCGAATTTCCCGGCTCGCCAGGGTTTTCCCCTTGCTAGCCGTGCGATTGAGCGCCCGTGCCAAAGCACGGTTGGCGCCGTTTTGCAGGTATTCCAGGCGCTCTTGCACCTCGGCCAGTTGAGCGGCATCAACCTCAACCGTAATCATGCGACCTTCCGCACTTTCAGCCGGACCAGATACCCGTCATCCTGCTCTATCGCCAGCACCTTCCAGGTTTCCGCGCCGACGGTGACGGTATCGCCCAGCGCCGGGACCAGGCCATCAAGATCAGCGGCGCCCACCGTAATAACTGAACGCCGCTCAATTGTCATCCCCTCCATCCCTGGGATAGGGGTCATGACATCGCGCTCGACGATGACCCGCAGCGCCAGCGCCGGGCCAGGAGCGAGCGGCGTATAAATGCCGGCCTCCCCCAGCACGGCCAGCAACGCCGTGGCGGCATCGTCAAACGCGGCGATGGACATATTAGAGCAGCGCGGCCAGCGGGGCGCCGATCAGCTTGACCTTGAGGGTCGTGCTGGCGGCGGTGGCCGTCTCAAACACGGTGCCGATGCAGTAGCGCGTACCGTAGACCTGGACGCCGCCAGTGGCGGACCAGGCAACGCCGGTTGCTGCCGCCGCAACGCAGGTCGCCTTTAGTTGGCTCCCCGTGGTGCGATAACCGACGGGTAGACCTACCGTTTTGACGCCGGTAGCCACGGCGGCGACTGAAAAAACGCCGTTGAGCGCCAGGCTAATCTTTTGGCCGGCGCCGGTGGCGGCGTTCAGGGCAACGCCAATCATGCGGTTGATCTTGATCAGTTGGCCGTTGGCAACGGCGCCGGTGGTGGTGTACTGATAGACGTTGCCGTCTTGGAGCGATTGAGCCATTCTGAAATCCTCGGATAGGGAAAGGGCGGCGTCATGGGGGAGTCATTAGGATTAGGTCGAACCCTTGTACTTGTGGACGGCGCGGAAATCGAGCGCGGCGACGCCGAAGTCGATCCCCACCATGTACTCAATGCCCTGACCGTCCCACGCGGCATTCTCGCGTAACGTCGGGGTATCGACGCCGTTCAGGAACGCGACCTCGAACGTATCGAACAGGTTCGGGTCAGCGAGCAAATACCAAGCGGCCGTACCGTAGGTCTGCGCATCGAGACGCGCATCGGACACCACCTCGAAGCGGCCGGCGTATGGGTTGGGCGTGCGAATCGTCGCGCCCGCCGGGTCATCCGCCGATGCCATCAGCACGCGGGCGGTAGCCTCCAGCGCAACCGGCGTCAACAAGTAGCGGGCGCGCACGTTCAGCGTGGCTCCGCTATTCGGGTCGGTTTGTTTGGCCATCGCCACCATGGCGGTGGTCAGCGTGGCAACGGTCGGCGCGGTCGCGGCGGCCACGTAGTTCTTATGCGTGCTGGTGTCCCACAGCGCGATGCTGTCCTGCGTCAGGGTCGGGCCGACCCCGTTCAAAACCGCATAAACCACGTCGCCGATTTTGCGATTCGCGGCCCTGCCCATCGCGCGGGGGATGCTCGACAGTCCGCCCAGGTCGTCGTTGATGATCAATTGCCGGCTGATGCGGTACTTTTTCGCGTACTGCACCAGCTTGATCGTTTCCTTGCGGTCGGTGAACTTGCCGTAGCTGATTTCACCGTCTTCCGCCACTTCGGCCAGGCCGGTGAAGCCGGACATGTTGATGCGGTCGGCGGTTTTGAAGTCAGGCAACTGGCCGCGCCGCGTCCAGGTCTGCCAAGTTTCCGGCGCTTCGGAAAAGCCGGTCATCAGGGCTTTGTTCGCCACGTTCGCCAGCAAATAGGTAAAGTCGCTGGTGGTCTGGCCGTGCGGAGACCGCAGTGAGAGCGCCCGAATCGCTACCTGCTCATCCGTCATCCGGTCATCGCCGTGCCCGGCAACCCGCAGCCATTCGCGCGCCATGGTTTTCAACGATTTGCCGGGCATTCCGGTTTCAGCCGCGCGGCGGCGAACATCTGGGTCGGTCACCATGCCGGACCGCACCAGCAAGCCTTCCTCAGCCGCGCGGGCGAACTTGTCCCTGGCATCCTCACCGTGCTGAATCGTGGTTTGGAGATCAGTGATTTTGCCGTAGTCCAGGATCGGCTTGGAGTCGGCGGCCATGGCGGTCAGGAGCTGCCGGCTGGCTTCGTCTGGCGTCATGCCCTCGGTAATAGCGCGGGTCCGCAGCGCGGTCATTTCCGGCGATTGTGGGACAGAACGCAGCGAGAATAGCTTGTCGATTTCGGCCACGCGGGCGCGCTCGACGGCGAGCGCTTCGGCGCGGATCGCGTTCAGATCAACCGTCGGCTCGGCCGGCTTTTCGGCTGGTGGATTGGCTTGCGGGATGTTGGGGTCACTCATGGGAGAATCTCCTTCATAGGATCGATTGATGCCAACCGTGGGGTCGGCGGGAACAGTTACGACGGAACCCTCCATAGGGGTCCATCTGGTTACGGTAATGTCATCGCTGCCGGCCGCATGTTCCCAGCGGTCCACGGAATAGCCAATGGAAACTGAACGCAGAAAACCATCAGCGACATCGCGAAAAACCTCGGATGCACGCGAGTTGTTGGAAAACCGAAGCGTGCCGCGTAGTCTGTCGCCCTCCAGCCGCACGTTTTCGATCAGCCCAATCGGCATGGTTTTGTCGTGTGAGAACAGCAGGGGCAGGCCCGTTGCCGCGCGTTCCAGGTTGACGGCATCAGCGGTATGCAGCAACGTTTCCATGCCGAACCAGCGCCGGACTGGCGTTTCACTCGACAGCGAAGCGGGGACGGTGCGGGCCGTGGTATCGACCGCGCGGGCATCCAGATCAACCCGACGTTCCAGGATTGAGCCGGCAATGAGTTGTGAAGGGTCAGACATTGGATTCATCCTGAGGGTCGTCTTGTTGTGCATTGGTGGCCGGTCGCACGTCAAACTTGTCGGCCGCGAGTTGCGCGTCCACCGTTGCCGGGTCGCCGCCCAAATCACGGATAATTTGCTGCCGGGAACGGAAGCCGGCTACCACCATCGCTTGATACGCGCTCACTTCTTTGAGCGGGTCAATCCACGGGACTTGGGGTGGGCGAATTTCAGGCCGGTACAGGCTCGTTTCGTCCACATCCGCAGGGATGGCAATCAGTTGAGCCGAGCGGGCGGCGTCCACGAAGCGCGTCCACACGGGCAGGTAGAAACGCGCGCGCAGGTAGTCGAACAGGCGGCGATAGTGCAACACAGCCTCAACTAACTCTTGCCGTTGTGCGCTATACGTGCCGTTGTAGTTCTTCGCGATGCTGGAAAACCGCGTGCCCGTGCCCGCCGCGATAGCGCGCAACATCGCCGACCGGAAGGTATCCAGCCCTGGATTCGGGCGCTTGGAGTCGATGACTCCGACATCCTCGCCGGGTAGTAGCCCGTCAAAGATCAGCCCAGGCGTCATCTCAAAGCCGCGCGCGGTCCCGCTCTCGCTGCTCGCGCCGACGACATCAGCCATCGCCCCGTCGCGCTTGATAAACGCGGTGAACGCGGCCGCGACGCGGGCGGCAATACGTTCGGATTCCTCATAGTCGCGTAGGTCATCCAGCCGGGTCAGCACGGCATGGAACAAAGACACGCCGCGCGTCTGGTGCAGACGCCGCGTCAGCTTGAGGTGCCCCATATCTGTCGCTGGGATAAACAGGGTATCGGCGCTAAATGCTGATGCCAGGGTAGAGCCTGGATGCTGGCGATAGACGCGATAGCCCGCCGGCCGCCCCCAGCCGTCTTTTTGCACGCCGTGCACCAATCCAGCGCCAGGGTCGGTCAGATCGAAGGGGACAAAATCGGCTTCCAACACCTCCATCGTATAGGGCACGCGCGAGCCGTAGGGCGCTCCCGGCTTTTGGATATGGTGGAAAAAAACTTCGCCGTCTCGCAGCCACGAGCGGCACAAAAGCCGCTCCATTTCCGGCCCGGACAGTTCGCCCGTGACTTCCGGCGCCGACCAAAAGTCTTGCCAGAGCGATGCCAGGCGGCGGTTTACTTCGGCAGCAGGTTCCTGGCCGCGTAGCGCCATTGGCTCGATGCCCGCTCCGCAACCGACAATGTTGGTCACCAGGTCATCCAGCACGCCAACAGCCAGGTCGTGATTCTCATCCAGGTGGCGGGCGAACTCTCGCAACCCGCCGCGCGCGCGGTCTACTACCGCGTCAGCGGATGCGTTGTTGCCCCGGCGGGGCCGCTGGGAAGTGATCGAGACGGCATCGTAATAACGCTGCGCGGCTTTCAACCGGGCATGAGCCGCGACACGCGACGCAGCCCAGCCAGGGAACAGGGGAGACAGCCAGCGGGTTAGCGCGTCCACGTTGCCACCGCGTAGGGAGTCGGCGTGGTCGTGCCAGCCAGGATAGCAATAGCGGTTTGCAGTTCGCGGATATGCCGCTTGAGTTTATCCACGTCCGCCGGGGTATAGGTGATCTTTTTATCACCAATACCGACGCTCACGGCCTTCTGACCGGTCGCTAGCGCATGGAGCGCGGTTTGCGCTTCCGCGAGCCATGTGGCTAAAGTGGTTCCAGAAATCCCGTCATAGATACTCATGAGACGGGTAAAGCACGGAAAATCAAAAAGTCAAGATGGTTGGACGGGATACCGCCATGGGCTTCGCGTCGCGCCGACCTTGCCCGCTTGCGCGCGGGTCATGATGCCAGTCGCGAGAGCGCGGCGAATCCCAGTTGTCGTCTCCCCAAACCGATCAAGCCTATGGCCTAGCGTGCCCGGAGAGATGCAGTAAGCGCGCGCGAGGTCCACCATACGCCAGCGCGCGCCCTCAAACTCAACCCACCGTGCCACGTTCCGCCCTTACAACCCATGTTCTCGGAGCGAGCGGGGTCGGCATCACCGGGCTTTCCGGGCCGTCTTGTCCCGCAATCTCCATCGTGATCCATCCGCAATCACTCAACAGCGCCGTCAACTCAGAAAGCCGGTAATGCCGATGGTGGAATGGGGCCGTTTCCGGCGAGTAGGGGATGACCGCCTCGTTCGGCACGCTCAGAAACAGAGTTTTGGCCTGGATGGACCGCAGCAATGGGCGCGGGTCCGCCAGATGCTCAATCAACTCGAACGCGATGGCGCAATCAAACTCGCCTTCCGGCGCTGGCTGTCCGTCCAGGTCGGCGCGAATACGGTGAAGGTTCGGCCGGGCATAGTGGGCGATGCCGTACTCAATGCTTTCCTGGCTTCGATCCACGGCCAAGACGTGGCTCACGGATGCCATATCCGCCAGCAGGGCGCTTCCATACCCAATCCCAGCGCCTAAATCCAGCACTCGGCCGCTGGCTTGGTTGGCCGCCCAGTGATAGCGGTATCGATGATCAGGCTGGATATGTTCCAGGTCGGCCGCAACCTGCCGTTCCCCGCTCAGCAGTTGTGTGGATTCCCCGTCCGCATCCAAACCTACCAACGACCTAAACCGCGCGCGGCGGGCGGGCGCGGTACGAGGGTCATGGCGATAGCCATAAATCCAGTCCCGCCGGTCCGCGTTGAGAAAACCGCTTCCCTCACTGGGCCGCACTACCAACCCCGCGCTTTCCAGCCGGCCGGCCCAGTAAGCCACGCAGGGATGACCGTCTTCCACCACGCCGGAGGAGTGGTGGTGGTAATCCGCGCCGAACACGCGCAACTCCCGAACGCCGATCCATGCTGCGTAGGGCAGGATGTACGCGAGAGAGTTGTGATACCAATCCCCGTGATTCGGCTGAACGGTTTGCGCTAGCCAATTCCAAATCAGCCGGAACGGATAGCGGTGAACGTGCGCCGGCCAGCCGTCGGCGTCATCGCTAGTGATGATCGGTTTGTCGTGCCGCCAAAGCGATGCGCCGTAGCGGGGGTATTGATCGGCCTCGCCCTGGATATGGTCCATAACCCAAAGCAGGTCGTGGCGGAATGCGCCGCCGCCCCGGTTGAGCGTCCATACCTCATCCACACCATCAATCACCTCGGTCAAGTCGCGCGCCAGTTGCGCACCGATGTAGTGGTCTTTTGACGGGCCGAGACAGAGCAGGGTAACGATTTTCGGCGCTTTGCCGGTCGGGTGATGCCAGGTTAGCGAGTCCATGGGAGTCCTGAGGGTCGGTTGATAAATGAACTGCCGCTGCGTGGCGCCGCGCGGGGCGCTGGGGTAGCAACGGGACGAAGTGGGGTATTGCCTAGTGCCCGCCAATCCACCGGCCGGGCCAGGAGCGCGGCCAGGGCCAGCACGCGGATATCCAGGGCTTCATTGCGGCGGCCCGACGGGAGAAACCACTCCCGCAATGCGCGCCCTTTGCGGTACTTGGTGCGGACCTGTTCGGCGGTAAGCATAGCAAAATAATGACGGTCATAGCTCAGCGGGAAATGGCAGTAGCCCGGCCCTGGCTCGGCGATTTTCAGCCGCGAATACCATGCGTCCTTTCCGGTGTCGCTGCCGATCAGCCACAATTCTGCCTTGTACTTTGGGCTGCGACTCTTTTTCCCGCTCCAGACCGGGCGTGGTCCATCCACGCCCTTGCACGCATAGAAATGTTGCCCCTTGCGGGCGGCGCAATAGGCATAGACCTGTGCGGTATGGTGCCCACCCGAATCCACGCCGGTCGCCATGACTCGCAACCGGCGCCCGGCTTGCGTGGTCCATGTGGATTGCAACACGGCATCCAGGCTATCCCAGACCTCAACCTTGGCCGGGTCGCCAGGAATAATGCGGTACTCCACGCCCCAGCTTTCAGCCGGGACATCCTGCCCATCCTGACGCCACCCGACTACCTCAACCTCCAGCCGGTCGGATTGCACGTCTACCCCGGCGGTCAGGTACAGGATGCCATCGGGGAGTGCAGTAGCGTCGTAGTTTTCCCGCCGGGAGAGCAGGGAGTCTGCATCCTGCTTTTCAGTTTCCTCTTCCCACGGTTCACCCAGACTGGTATTCACCCAAACCTTGAGGGTTTCCGGGTTGCCCTTCGCGGCCAGAAAATCCGCGATGACCTCAGCCCAGCGCCGCCAGGGGGAGTAGAGTTCATTGAGGTGGAACCCGGCAACTCCATGAACGGTGGGGTTGTCGGGCAGCCATTTGCCTAGCGCCAGCAGGCGGGGCTTATGCCGCTCCTCGATGACGCCGCCGCAATCGGGGCAGGCCAGCACCGGGTTGACGGCCGGGTTGACGGGGTCGAAATGCAGATCAGACCAGCGCCAGGGGTTGGACGCTTGGCAGTGCGGGCAGGGAACATGATAGCGCCGCTGGTCGGAGAGGTTGAACGCGCGCTCGATACGCGAAACCCCCTTGATCGACGGGGTACTAGTGAGCACGATACGCCGATTCCAAAAAGTGGCCGCCCGCTTGATCGCCAGGTTCACCGGGTCGCCCTCAGCACCCGCGCTGGCTGGGTAGCGGTCCACTTCATCGCAGAGTACGACCCGAATCGGGCGGGAAGCCAAGCCGGCGGCCGAGTTGGCGCCGACCAGGGTTAGATGTCCGCCGGTAAACCGCTTGTGCAAGATGGTGTTTCCACTGTCGCGGGCGCGCGGGTCAGCGATCTTGTCACGCAGAACGGGGGTATCGCGAATCATCGGCGCCAGCCGGTCCTTACTGAACGCCTCGGCCATCGCCTCTGTAGGTTGGAGCATCAGGATTGGCGCCGGGTCTTGGTCGACGTGATAACCGATGATGGCCTTGAGCAGGACTGTCTTACCGATCTGGGCGCTCGACATGACGACGACGGTATGAATGTCCGGCTCAGACAGCGCATCCAGAATGCCGCGCTGGTAGGGCGCCCGGTCGGTCGAGAATCGGCCCGGTTCCGCACTGTCCTCGGCGCTCAGGTACAGGCATTCATCCGCCCATTGGCTGACCGTCAGGGCCGGCGGTGGCCGTACCGCTGCCGTCGCCTGCGCCAAACTGGCTTGCAACGCGGCTTGCCAACTCATCGCCGGAGAGTTCGTTGAGCGCGTCGTGGATCGCATCCGTCAGTATTTTTTCCGCCGCGATGAAGGAGTCGGCCGCGACCACCAGCGGGGCGGTTTTCGTCGGTAGCGCCAACATCCGCGCCCTGAATGCCGCGATCAGCCGTCCCCATGCGGCTTGCACCTGGTCAACTGGAAGAAGGTGGCCTTCGAGTTGTGCCTTTTCCAATTCAAGAATATCCGCCTCAAGCCGGGTCTTGCGGGTCCGCTCGGTAGCGAAGTCGCGCTTTTCGTCACCCGATCGGCCTTGCAGATATTTGATGTACGCATGAGCGCATTGCGTCAGATTCCATTGCTCGCCCGCCTGGGGCTTGGGGATGGTCCCGGAGTTCGCCAGGTTGTAGACCTGCTGCACCGTGAGGTTGAGCAGCTTGGCGAGTTGCGAGGCGTTGCTGGCGTCACGAGGCATGGCGGCGTTGAAGCGGTCGGGCGCTGGCGCTGAAACCGCCGGCCGCGTTAGCGACCACATCGGCCAGCGTTTCTTCTGACTCCGAGCCCAAGTAACGCGGGATCAGCGTCAAGTCGGGCCTGAACGCTGGCGGGCGGTCAATTGCCGGCTCCCATGTCGCCAGCGATTCATCCTGCGGGGCGCCCGGCTGAAAACCATGCCGGGCAAAACGCAGCACCACCTCTTGCACCATAGCTACGCCGAGCGGGCCTAGTTGTTCCCGCCAAAGCGATTCAGCCGTTGCGCCAGGGCGGATAAACACCAGCCGTTGATCTAGTATCGGCCCGCCGTCCATGCGATTCGACAGGCGGTAAACCGTGCCCCCAGTAACTGGCTCTTTCATGCGAATCACCCAACGCACTGCGTCCCTGCCACGGTGTAGCGGGAGCAGGCTTGGATGGTAGCCTATGCCGCCCCAGCGGGCTTTCAGGCGGGTCTTTTCGCCGATGAAATCATGCGAATGGGCGGCGACAATCAAATCAACCCCGCTCGGCATAGTGGCCGCGTTCAATGTTCCGGCCGGAATAAACTTGATGCAACGGCAGTCGGCCAGCGCCGCCAGTCGATCCAGACCGTTGACCGGCGCGGATACGGCGGCGATGGACACGCCTTCCAGGGCGGATAACGCCAGAAATACCTCGGCCCCAAACCATTTTTGCCCGGCCAGTAGCACGTTAATCGTCGCGGCCTCGGCCAAAGTAAATCTCGTAGTGGCTCATGGGCTTTTTTCGAACCTTGAGAGACAGCCACAACAGCCAATCCGCAATCTTGTTACGCATTCGCCCGCGCCCTCGTCATTTTGAACCCTTGAACCGCCCGGTTGTGCCCCCCGTAGCCGGCGCTACAGGTCGGTATTTTGCCGGGGGTTAAACGCCGTCGCTCGCTTCTTTTTTTGCTTTGCATTCCCCGGCCGGAGTGGGCGCCGCCGGTCATCCGCGAGACCTGAACCCACCTTTTATCCCGCCGCAACGCGGCGCAAAGGCCGGGGTGCGACGTATGGAAATACACGGCTTTCGTGCGGTCGTGGTACGGGTTCGCTTCGGTAAATTGCAGGCGGCAGGTTTCGTTCAAGAAGCGCATGCCGACTCCGGCCCCTTGCCATTCCGGCATAACGACCATTCGGCAGGCACGGATGCCGCCAATTTCAAGCTTAGGCGATGTGGCGATATGACAGACCGCCTCGCCGTCGACAAACCCGACGTAATACTTTGCGGCGATCATGCGCGGCAGCTTTAGATAGTGATGCGGCTCAAACAGCGGCCAATACGTGCCGTCCGTCTGGAAAATTTCGAGCTCAAACTCTGGCCTGCGCCAAAGAGACCCCCGTTGCAATTCCCCGGTTCGGGTGTCAAACACCCAGTCCGGTTCAATCCAATCCAGCACGTCGTAATGACAGGACAGCAATACCGCCTGCCCGCCGCCGCGTTTCCAGGATTTACTGAACGCGCCCGCGCCGATTTTGGCGATTTGCCGGTCAACGACGCTGGTAAACTCATCGATAATGATCCGTGCCCGGCCCTCGGCAATCACCCGCGCCAACCCCGCGCGGAACCGCTCGCCGTTCGACAGCGCCCGGTATGGGCGCAACCAGGTAGGGACACTGCCAAGACCGACCGCTGATAACGCCCCGGTCACAGCATCAAAGGAGCCGCCCGGCGCTATCGCATCAATAATCGGTTGATCCAGCGGCCAGCCCGCGTCACCGTCATAAATCCCGACCTCCGGCCAGAGCAGCCGCCCGATGCTGGTTTTACCCGACCCGGACGGCCCGACGATCACGCCGATTTTCCAACCCGCGTCATCGGGCAACGCCGCGTCCAGAGAAAAGTCGGCGCCGCTCTCGCAATTGAACAGCGATTTAACGCGGGCGGCCCGATAGGAATTGAACTCGCTGCACGAATTGCGGACGGTGATTTTCATCAGTTCACCAGAACCTTGCAGGTTAAGCCCATCCCCTGCAACCGCTCAAACACCTCGGCCTGGTCCGTTTCAGACTCGCATTCCACCAGCACGGAGTAATGCTCTTTATAATCAATGCGGTCGTCGGCCGGCGTTTCGGCGTCGCCTTCATCCAGCGCAATCCCCGCCAACTCCCCCGCATCGAACCCGGTCAAGTCAAGGTCAAAACCTTCCTCCTTGAGGTCTTCGATTTCCAGCGCCAGAAGTTCCATATCCCATTCCGCCCGCTCATGACTCTTGTTGTCCATCAGGCGGTAGGCTTTGATTTGGGCCGGCGTCAGGTCGTCGGCGACATGCACCGGCGCTTCAGTCAACCCCAGTTCCAGCGCGGCCAGATAGCGTGTATGGCCGGCGACGATGACGTTTTCTTTATCAACAACAATAGGTTGCTGCCAGCCGTATTCCTTGAGACTAGCTTTGATAACTGCCACCGCCGCCGCGTTTTTGCGCGGGTTTCGGGCGTATTGGGTGATCTTGGAAAGAGGAAGATTTCGTAACTTCATGGTTTCATTGCAATTAAAATGCGTTCAAAATCGCTGGCGCTAGGCGAGAATCCTGGTTCCACGTGC